TAATGATGCTTCTTTAACGTTACAATTATTAAGATCAAACTCATATCCTTGAACTTTACCACAAGAAGGACAAGTTACTTTTGTTTGATAATCTGCACCATAAGCAGATTTTCTAGCTGCTACAATTATAGCGTTTTTATCACCAACTAATAAGGTATCAACATTAATTGTTTTATCTACAACAATATCTTGTAATACTTTTTCTAATGCTAAACCTTTTTTGAGTAGCGATTGATTTGATAAAGTATCTTCATCTTTGGCTGTCATGTATCTAATTTCAATTGTATCTTTTCCATGTAGAGGGTGTGCTTCTGGATAGAATACACCTTTCGATGGTAAATCTACAATTTCAATTGGGGTTGTAAATTGCAGACCAGAAGCTTGTACCGCTTCGCTTTGTTGGGGTTGTTTCTGTTCTAACCCCAATCTATCTAGGTTATTTCTCATAAATCACTCGTTGTTAAGTATCTTTAGTTGGATCTTCTTTTGTATCACACCATTCTGGTAAGAACGTAATTGATACTTCATTAGCATCATCGCTACCATAATCCAAAGAACCAAAATCTATTTTTGTTATCTTTGGTTTGTAGATATAAAATTCTTCTCTAATTTGATTTCTATTATCATATGTTTGTTTATTTGCTAATATTGTTTTATTTTGATCATTTGGGTCTGTTTGCACATCAAACGTATTAAAAGTATTTAATACTTCATTTTCTGTATCATCTAATAAAGTGTTGAGGTTACTAACTTTTATAAAACTACAAAAAGTAGCGAGATCTAACATACCAGTTCTATTTTGAAGAGTAATTAAATTTTTATTTAAATAATTAAAAAATAGATTTTTCCAATTTGGAATATTAGTATTCTTAGAAATAACATCAACAAAAGTAATTGTTATTGGTTCCCAATTTACTTCCCCTACATGATAATAATGAACGTATTGATTACCATGTAGTCTTTCAAATGGTATAGTAATAGATGGTAGACTAAATTTTTTAATTAAAAATTTAATATTTTTTTCACTTTCTGATGATGCACCATCCCAATTAAAATTAGTTGTACCAACAAACTCAGCTATAAATAGATTCTTTTTCTTTAGTTCAATAGTAGAAGATTTTTGATCTGTCCAGAACATTCATACCTCTTATGGTACTAATGAAGAATCAAATCTTGTGCTTTCAATTCTTACATCGGCCCAATCGTAGCGGAAAGTTAATGAAACATCGCTGATATCATCTGATCCATATTCAAGTGAACCAAAGTTTACTGACTTTAGCCAAGCATTATTTAATACCCAAGTTTCAAGGGAATTACCGTTAGCATCAACTTGAATAATTTCAACTTGTGAAAATTGAGCTGTTGCAGTTCCCTTAGCCATAGTTCTTAGAGTACTAAGTGAGGCACCACCAGTAAAGGCAGCACCAGCAGCAGTAGGAGATTGATAACCAGCAGAAAGTAAAACTTGATAAAGAGCATCAGTTACATCGTTTGCAGTGGCTCTTAGGGTGCTTGGATTTGCATCGTCAGCAGCAGGTAAGCCACCACCAGCAGGGTCTATAATAGTTGCTGAGACTTCTTTCCAAGTAACTCTGCCTGGATAATAAAATGCATGACCAAAGAAATCATGTTTTGTTTCTGATACATCAAAAGAAGGCTTATCACATTTTTTTGCGATAAAGCTTGGTAGTTTATCAGATGCTGCACCAAATCTAATTAAGAACTTAAACTTTCTCTTTGGTTCTAAAGCTGCTTCGTTCCAGAATGCCATTTATTATTTCCTCCAACCTTTATATATTAAGTAGTCATTAATCTGCAAATGACGCACCAGAATCTGTAATTGTAAAATCAATTGCAATAAATTCAATTGCTCTAGCTGGCTTCAAGAAGATCTTTGCGTACATTACGTTTCTATCAACCAAGTCTGTTGTTGTAGTTGACTTATCGAGTATTACACGGTAGTCAGAAAGACCTAATCTTGATTTAACTGTAGACAAGAATGGATTTACTTGACCTGTGAATCTTGACCAAGTTACTTCTACGTTTTGATCGAAAAGTATTCTTGAAGCTATTCTTGAAATTTCTCTCTTAACAAAAATCATCATTCTACGAACGTTGATTCTATCGAGAGCAGATGGAGTAACTTGAAGAGTCTTTTGACCAAAGATTACTATACCTTCTGCTGGGAAAGAAGCAATTGGATTGATGTTAGCTTCGTAAAGTGTATCGCGATCCTTTGATGAAAGTTTCTCTGTAACACCCAAAACTGGGATACCACCACGACCTTCGCTTAATCCACCTCTGGTGAAACCTGCTGGGGCAAACCAAAGTTCTTGTGTTGATTGACCATATGACATAGCACCAAGAGCAACAACTGAAGGTGGTACGAAAAGAACTCTATTAGCAATAGTGTCTCTTACTTGTACCCAAGGATAGTAAGTTGCACCATAGCTGCTATTTAATCCTCTATTTTTTAGATCGTTAGCAACACCAGTAGCAGTTCCTTGGTATCTGCTTGATCTTGAAGAAGCTACACCTTCAGCTTCTGGTTTATAAACATTTGGAAGGTCTATAATTGCTAAAGCATCTGCTCTTGATTCACAAACTGATACAAGTTGATTTGTAAGAGAAGTATTGGTAAGACCTGGAACTGTTACGATATCAGTTACTATTGATTCTGGATCTCTTACAGTATCAATTGCTCTCTTATATGTGTAGTATACTGAGTCGTTAAGTTCGGTTGAATTGGCAGTCATTAAACTATTTCTTAATGGTTCTGACTCTGTTGCATCAAAACCATCAAATCCGTTAAAGAGTGGCATAGTAAAGCTATCATATCCTTGTGTTAACACATTACGGTATGAAGAAGTTACTGCTGTTAATGAAATTCCTAAAGCTCTTGAGCCAGCAACATAAACCGCACCTGGAGTTGTTGAGGTTGAACCAGAAATATCGTCAAGTGTAAATACAAAGGAATTTTCTGTGTATGAACCAGTAATATCATAGTCTAGATAGAATGATGCTCTGGTTAAATCGTAATATGTTGCATCAAATGTGGTAGTAGCTGTTTTCTCGCCAGTAGTAATACCAAAGTAAGCGTTTCTTGGGTCGCTCAATCCACCATCAGCAGCATTTTGTCTTAATGGAATGGATGGGAATACAACTGAAGCTGTTAATGGTCTTGCTGAATGTAAGAAGTTACCAGCACTAAAAGCAGCACCATATCCACCCGTTACTGGAGTGTCGGTAGGAGCAGTTGTAGCTGAGCCGGAAGTAAGTGTAAAGTTCTTAAATCTTGCTGGACCAAAGAAGCCGAATGGAAGGAAGGTTGGGTCTACGCTACCTGCATCTACATCGTCATTCATTTCTACACGAATAAGTTTTGATGCATTTGAATACATACCATATTCTCTTAATCTTCTTTCTGTATCATCCCAAAGAACATATTTATCACCAATTCTTCTGGCAATATAATCTGGTGAAGCTGGGTTGAGATTTACGTTAGCATATCTCTCAACGAAAGAAGGGGTATTATCGGTATCACTTGCCAATCTAATATTAACAGTGAATGTTCCATATTGATCAAAATCAGTTGCTGGTGGATTGATATCTGAGATTGAAATCTTATAAGCTTTTTGTTCATATTCACCAGCATCTAATGTAACAAATCTGAAGAGTTTTTGTTGATTTGCTGCAACGAATGAACCAGTATTGTTTGTTAAATCTTGACCTATAACCCAACCAGTTTTAGCTGATCTAGCAGCCATTTTGTGGTTTCTTAAATCAACTGTTCCGTTTGTTAATGGAGCGATAAAACCATAGGTTGTAGTTGCTGCGTTTGTAAAGTTTGTAATTGTTTCATCTAAGGTTCTTTCGTAGCTCTCACCTAACCAGTAATATTCGGCATTAGTATTGGTTGTTATCTCTGAATTGGTAAGAACTGGATTTGTATTGAATACTCTTCTTACATATAAATCTGATGAATTATTGAAGTTAAAGTTTGAAACATATGTACCAGAAGGATCTGTAACAACTGCTCTAAACTCTCCATATGGATTAACAGATTTAATTAATAAGTTTGAACCTTGTGCATAGGTAGGAGTACCAGCATTTTCAGTACCAGCTATGACACCAGAAAGTGCAATTGAACCAGTTTGAAGATACCAAATAGCAGCAAGTGTACCAGTTACAACTGTTGTAGCTGAAGAACCAGATGGAACGATGAAAAGACCATAAGCACCACCAGCAGAGTTGCCAGCAGCATAACCTTGATCTGTTGTCCAACCTGCTTTACCATTAGTGGTTGCACTTATATGTTGTGAACCAATCAAACGAATAACGTTAAGTGCTGGGGTGTTACGAAGCCAAGCTTGGGCAGCATAAGCAGCGTAAGTTGGTGCAAGATAGTTTCCATCGCGCCAAACATCGTTACCAGTATTACCAGCAACAGGATTACCAAATGTTTCTACAAATTGAGAAAAAGAAGTAACATAAACAGGACGCATAGCTGGACCTTTTTGGAAACGTCCAATAACGGTTGGTCCTACTAGTGCTGAAACTGCTGGAAGTTGTGAATTGTCGATCTCTTGGACTTGAACGCCTGGGGAGACAAAACGATAAGATGATATAGCCATTTGCTTTAATACTCCTGCTTATTGTGAATAATCAATAATAAATAGTATTAAGTTAATCTAAAAGCTATTATTCTCTATAAGATGTTTTGTTTTTTAAGGAATTTAAATAATCTGGTATATCTCCAAAGATTACTTTTTCTCTTGGTATTTTTAATTCTACTGCATTTTCTCTAATAACCATTTTTGGACTTTCTTGATTTGGTCCATCACCAATTAAATAACCTATAACTTCTATAGATATTGAAGCTCCATAAGTTTTTCTTTCTTCATTTAAGTTTGAGGAATTATCTTCAAAATTAAAATCACCTTTGATAAAGGCATCATATTTATGACCTTCATTTTCAAGTTGTATGTATTTGGTATTACCGTTTTTAGTAAAGAATACAGTTGTTATTTCGTTTAATTGTTGCAAATAATCTGTTTTAATGCTTAATTCATAGGTAACAGCAACGTGAACTGGAATTGGTATTGTAACTGTCTCATATACTATTTTAGAATTAGATTTATATCCAACACCATTTAAGGGAGTTACTTTACTTTCTCTTCTATTCTTATAATATTTAGCATTATCAGCATTTTGAAAGTTAGAAGTTTTCTCTTGTTGTATTCTTCTTGCAATAGTTATTGTTCCACCTTTCTCGTCTTGGATAGGTCTAAGGTTCGCTGGTATAGAACCTGTCTTTTGTGGATCTTTATTTATTGATTTTCTATTAATGGTTACGATAGGATATTTAATCATACCAGATGAATCACGAATATCTTTAT